GTGCCGTGGATGCGGCACGAAAAGACGCGATGTAATGCCCGCTCATCTGATTTTCCGTCGTCGGTTGTAAGTTACAAAATCAGGCAGGTGCGGTCTGTTCTGCTGAGAGTAACCCTTTTTGATGGGGAAAAACTCTAGGGAGAATACCGACCATGAAACTTGACCAGATCAAAGCTGAAAGCCGCGAAGTAGCGGACAAGATCGACAACCTGCGGGCCGTGGAAAGCGATGACGCTGCCGTCATCGAGCAGCGTGACGCTGACCTGGCTGGCCTGATGGCCCGAGCCGAGGAACTCGAGGCTGCCGCCGAAAAGGCTGCCAGCGTTGCCGAAGCCCGAGCCAAGCTCGACGCTATCGTCAACCGTTGCTCCGCTCTGGAAGCACCGCGAGCCGTTGAAGCCCGCGAAGTGGCAAAGCCTCGGGCGATCCAGTACGGCGGACGCCTCCGCAACTTTCACGACGCCGAGCAGGCTTACCGCTGCGGTCAATTCATCGCGGGCTACGTTATCGGTGACGCCTCGGCCCGTGAGTGGTGCGAGCGGAACGACGTTTACACCCGCGCGATGGGCGGAAGCTCGGCCAACAATGGCGGGGCATTCGTCGACGACGTGCTGAGCCAGACGCTCATTCGCAACGTCGAAGAGAAGAACGAAGTTTACAACGAGATGCAGCGGTTCCCTATGACCTCGGACACGCTGCTGGTGCCAAAGCGTACTGGTGGCTTCACCGGTTCATGGATCGCTGAGAATGCTGAGATCAGCACAAGTGACGCGAGCGCATCACAGGTGCAGCTCGTTGCGGCGAAGTATGCGGTCGGCGTCAAGGTTGCCAACGAGTTGCTCGCTGATTCCGTCATTGACTTGTCGGAAATGGTTGTGCAGGAGTTCACGACTGCCTACACCGCTGCTCTGACCGAGGCCGTCGTCAACGGTGACGGCACGAGCACCTACGGCAGCATCACGGGCATCCTCGACAGCACTGGTGGCATCCTTGCCTCTGGTTCTGCCGGAAGCATCCACACAACCGACGTTGGCAACAACCTGCCGACCGAAGTGACCGTGGACGACTTCACCGCGTTGCTGGCGCTGACGCCTCGCTACGCTTTGGACAATGCCAAGTTCATTTGCTCGCCTTACGTCTACCACCAGGTCATGCAGCGTCTTGACCTGGCTCAAGGCGTCAGCAGCTTGCAGACTGGAGCAGGTGCGAGCTTCCTTGGGTATCCAGTGGTTCTGTCGCAGGCCATGCCTGGCAGTTCTGCTGGTGCTGGTGACTGCATCGCCCTGTTCGGCGACTTCTCGCGGGCTGGTGCCTTCGGTATTCGACGAGACTTCGAGATCACAAGCTCGACTGACCGTTTCATCGAGTACGGGCAAACAGCTCTTTTTGGCAGCCTGCGGGCTACCGCCAAGTGGCATGACCTCGGCAGTGCCTCCGCTGCTGGCCCTGTAGTTGGTCTTGAGCTCGGGGCCGCCTCCTAGCCCTTTGAGCCGATGACGTGGCAGCCCGGCCCTGGCTAACGCTGGGGCCGGGCTTGCCGGTGGCATCACTCGGGAGGAGGTGACTTGTGCAGGTTGAGTTCATTCGTGATTGGCGTTGGTTTCGACGCGGCCAGGCTGCTGAGATCGCCCGAGGTCGTGCCGATTTGCTCGTCCGTCTCGGGCTGGCTCGCCCGTTATCTGAAACGGCTGCTCGACCGTCGACGGCACGAACAGCAACGGCAGAAGAAGCCCCCAAGAAAGCACGACGCAAGCGAGCAAAGCGGAGCAAAAAAGCATGAGATACCGAACGCTCCGCCGCCTGACTGATCCAAGCGTTGAGCCTGTCAGCCTCGCAGAGGCCAAGGCTCATCTGCGGGTCGAGCATGATGCAGACGACGCCGTGGTTTCTGCGTGCGTTGTCGCGGCCCGCGAGTGGGTCGAAGAGTACCTCGACGGCACGCTGATCCTGACCCAGTGGGCGATGACGCTCGACCTGTTCCCGCCGCATATCAATTTGGCGAAGCCGCCGATGGCGACGGCTGAAGGCTACACCGACGTGACGCTGACCTACACGACCGATACCGAGGCCGTGGTGACGCTGCCAACGTCTGATTATCGGGTCGACCGGCACTCATGGCCGGGCGTTCTGCGGCCAAACTACGGCGACAGCTGGCCCGCTCACCTCGCTGATTACAACTCGATAACCGTGACGTGGTGGGCTGGCTTCGGGGCAACTGGTGCAGACGTGCCCCAGCGGATTCGCTCGGCGGTTCTGATGCTCTGCACGCATCTCTACGAACAACGCTCGGCGGTTCTCGTCGGTCAGGGTGTGGTCAGCAAGCACATTGAGTACGGCGTGAGGTCGATGCTCGACGCTTCACGCTGGGGAGGCTACGCATGAGCTGGGCAGGCAGAATCAACGTCGACGCTCTGGTGCATGATGAGGCCTCAGACGCGATCCGCGTGCTTGACGTGGAGAGCAGCTTCACGGTTGCCACCAAGACGGCCACAGTCACCGGCACGGCCACCGAGGAAGGCGTCAGCATCTCGCCAGACGACGAGCACGAGATCGCCTACACGGACGCTACAGGGGCCGTGGTGACGTTCTCCAGCGTGACCATGCTGCTAGTCAAAGGCACCGACGCTCTGACCGTCTCGGTCAACGGTGGCGTTGAGTTCAAGTCTTCCGCTGGGCAGTGTGCGTTGTCAGCCACTCCAGGCATGACGACCGAGACAATCAACATCACCGGCACGGGCACGTTTACGCTTCTGATTGTGGGGACATGAGATGCAGCCCGGCCTGTTGCGTGAGCGAGTGGAGCTCCAGAGAGCGGCGGAGACGCGAAACGCTCTCGGTGAGGTTACGCAGACGTGGCAGACCTACGCGACCCGCTATGCCAGCGTGCTGACGCTCAGGAGCCGCGAAGCGTTGAACGCCCAGCAGGCCGGGCTCTCTGTCACGCATAAGGTCAAACTCCGCCACATTGACGGCCTGAAGTCGTCAGACCGCATCCGATGGCGAGGCCGCACGCTGGAGATTGTCAGCGTGCTGGAGTTTGAGCAGTTCACGGTTCACGAGCTTCTCTGTGAGGAGCAAGCGTAATGCCACAAGGCATCGAGATCGTGTTGCAGACAAACCAGTGGGAAAAGCTGGGCCGTGAGCTAGTGGAAAAGGGAGTCAGCAAGGACTTCATTTCGGCAGAGTTCAAGTCGATTCTCGGCAAGATCGGCACTAAGGGAAAGAAAATCCTTCAAGGGCACACGCCAGTCCATACTGGCTTTTTGCGTGCCGCTGCGGGAAAAAAAGCAGACCGTTTCCCAGACAGAATGGGTGCATATGGGCTCGTTGGCTATTTGCGGCCAAATTACAACAGACACCAGTTCTTTATAACGATGGGAACAAAGGCCCGCTACACAAAGAATGGAGCACATCGCGGGAAAATAGTGCCGAAGAAGCCCGACCCGCTTCAGAAAACAAAGCAAGACCTCGAAGGCCCAGCGGCAGAAACGCTCAGCAAAAATATTGAAAGCTCTATCGAGCGTGCGGTGCGCAAGATGAACGTCAAATACAATGACAACTGGGGGCCGCCGCTATGAAATACCCAGAGCAGATCATCTGTCGGCAACTCGCAGCGACTCCGCCAGTGGCTCGACATCTTGGTTTTCGGCTCTACCCGCTGATAGCACCAACATCAGCCCCGCTACCGTTTGCCGTCTACCGCAGGAACACCGTCACGCGAGAGCAGACCATTGGGCTGCCGCCTGGCGTACCGAAAACAGACCTGTCGCTGATGTTATTCGCCGCGAGCTACTCGCGGGTGCGAGAGATAGCGGACGCCTGCCGGGAAAAGCTCGACCATCTGAGGGTAACGTCGCAAGGCGTCACGTTGTCGAATGTTACCATAGAAGATGAGACAGAGGACATTGTGCAGCTTGAGGGTGGCGACCTACCGCCAGCGTGGCAAGTTACATTGAGAGTGTCTATTCAGTGGAGTGAAACCTGATGCCAGCACCAGCAACCGCATCCAACATGACCATCAGTCTGCCGGGGAATATTACCTCGTCGGACGTTTTCAGTTTTTCAATCAGCACCTCGGGCGGTGACACCATCGACGTGACACCGCTGACGCAGAACGGCGGCAGCCGTACCTACGTTGGCACGCCGATGGGCAACACCATCGAGGCCAGCGTGAGCTATTTCGGCAGCGGAACGCCTACCGTGGGCGATGCCGGAAACATAACAATCGGCGACATTACCTTCTACGGCGTCTGCACGTCAGCGTCAGGCACGGCAGCCGTCAACGACGTGGCACGATTCGACGCGACCTACCAGCAGATTTCAGCATCCTAGGGGAAAACTAAATGGCAACCAGTTCACACCAGACGACCGTTACGGCCCCGGGAATCTCTGGCGGCCTGATCACGAATGTGCAGATCAGCCAGAGCGGTGCCGACGTGCAAGACGCTTCGCACCTCGGCCTGGCAGGCGGCTCGGCAGCACTCCGCTACGCTTCGCCGTTTGATGGTACAACCGAGGTGAGCATCAGCTACATCGGCGACTCGATCCCGACTGCTGGCGATACCGGGGCGGTAACTGTCTTCGGTGCAATCAGCGTCTCGCTGGCGAACGCGATCTGCACAAGCAGCTCGATCACCGGCTCGGCGGGCGAACTCATTACGGCAGACGCGACCTTCCAGGCTATCAGCTAGCGGGGTGCCGCATGGCTGGAGTTGCTTACGGTGTCACGGTAACGCTGCCAAGCGGCAGCCTGTCTGAAGTCTCGTCGATACGGGCGAGCAAGGGCGGGCTCTCGATTGGGGTCAACAATACTTACAACCCCAACGCTGGCACGTTGACCCTGACGAGCTATGACGACCCGCAGGCAACCATCGGCGTGCGTGGTGCGGTCAGTGTATCGGGACAAAACATAAACTTCACTTTTCCGCGAGCTTATGTGCAGTCGGTTGACACCTCGGCTAATACTAGAGGGGTCGTGACTTACACGACCACCGTCCGCCTCATTGACATAGGGAGCTAGTAGATGTCGGAACTGCTGAACAAGATCAAGGCCGCTGACAAGAAGAACCTTCTGCCGGTTGAAGTTCCAGAATGGGGGCTGACTGTTTACATCAAGCAGCTAACCGTTGGCGAGCGTGACAGCTTCGAGGCTGAAGCGTTCGCGGCCCGCAAGGGCGATGGGCTGATGGACAACCCCCGCAGCAAGTTCCTCGTGCGGACGCTTTGCGACGAGAACGGCGAGACGCTTTGCAAGCCAGAGGAGTTTGCCGAGCTGGCTGGACTGAGCAGCAAGCCGATGGAGCGGCTGTTTGAAAAGGCGCAAGACCACAACAGTTTGACTGATAAGGATGTTCAAGAGTTGGGGGAGGGCTGAAGGCGAGACCGGTAAGGCTTTTCCTTTTCCGACTCGCCGGGCACCTCGGGAAAACGGTAGCAGAGATCGAGGCGACGATGACCAGCCGCGAGCTCGCAGAATGGATGGCGTTTGACTTGTATCACCAACCGCTGGACAACTCGTGGCGACAGGCTGGCATCGTTGCTTCGGCAGCGTTGGCACCGCACTGCAAGCGTGGCAAGGCACCGGCCCCTGACGACTTTGTGCCGAAGGCCAGGCTGCCGCAGACGCCAGAGGAAATGGCCGCCGAGCTTGGCAAACTTAAACTGCTGACGGGGGGCAATTAATGGCAACCGCAGTCGGCATGAATTTCAAGATGACCGCCAGCATCGCCAAGTTCCAGGCGAGCATGGATAAGGTGGAATCTAAGCTCAAAAACATTGAGCGAAGCGGCAAACAGACTGCCAATGGAATGAGCCTGCTCGCGAAGATTGAGGTCGGCAAGCTGCTGGTGGGCGGGCTAACAAAGGTTTTCAGCATCATGAAAACCGGAGTGAGTTCAGTGACCTCGCTTGCCAAAGAGGCAGCTGCTGCGGCTGATGCCATTGGCAAGCTGTCCGCATCAACGGGCGTGGCTGTTGAGCCGTTGCAGGTATTCCAGAAGGTCGCCCTCGACAACGGCATCAGCGGCGACAAGCTCGGCGAAGCCCTCAAACGAATGACCAAGCGGCTGGCTGAAGCGCAGCAGGGCTTTGGCGAAGCGTTGCCCGCGTTGGAGCGTCTCGGTCTGAATGTTGAAGACCTCGCCAGCATGAAGCCGGAGCAGGCTTTTCTGAAGATCGGACAGGCTATCGGCAACCTGCCTCAGAAGGGGCAGCAGGCAGCCGCAGCGTTCAAGATCTTTTCCGACCAGGGGCTCTCGATGGTTCCCATGTTCAAAGACATGGAGAAGAACATCGCCGCAACCTCTAAGGAAATGTTGAGCCTCGGTCAGATTCTCACTGGCAGCCAGATCACCGCAATTGAGGAGATGAACAATAGCTTCAACGATGTTTTTGAGACTGCGAAGAAGATCGGCGCGCAAGTATTAGCAAACTTTGCCCCCGGAATCCAAAAGGCCAATGAGAATCTATTGAAGTTCGTCAAGAACTTTGAATATAACGGCCTACAGGGGGGGCAGGCTTTTGTTTCCTTTGCTGCGGACGTGCTCGAGCGTGTTGTTCAGGCCATGGCAGACGCCTTTGACTGGTTTCTGAACACTTTTGCAGGCACGGCAGAGAGCATCGTCGGTGCTATCGCCATGATAGCTGATATGGGTGCACAGTTTGCAGCCTTTGAGTGGGGTGCAGATAGTCAGATAAGCATAGACCTTACTAACTTTTCGCTAAAGGCAGACCACGCCGCAACAAAGCTCGGCAATTTTGAAAGCACCGTGGGGCAAAACGTCGCGGAGCTTTTGGCGTTGAGGCCCGCAGTAGGTGATGCCGCTCAAGCAATCCACCAGTTCGAGCAAGAGTCAAAGACCATCAAGTGGTCTGATCTAACAGGAGGGGTCGGCGAGGTCACGCAGGCAGTGGGCTCACTGGGCAAATACCTGCCGACGTTTGAAGACGTGGCGGGCGGTGCTGGCAAAGCCTTAGAAGCAATCAGCAACCCTGCCGACTTAGTGCGGGCCGGAATGCAAAGTCTTGACACGGGGCTGGTTGGGGTTCTTTCGGCAGTTGGCATGACAAAGGCCGACCTCATGGAACTCAACTACGGAACTACGGCCCTCGCAGACGTTTTTTCGGCCGGTTCCCAAGGGATCAGCTACGGGATGGACTTACTGCGGGAAGGCCCTCGGTCTGCTGTTCAGTCCGTGGTGGGGGCACTCGACTCGCTTTTCGGTGCAGTCGGCCTGACCAGAGAAAAAATGGCAGAGCTGACTCAGACGGTAAAGTTCCTTAATGACGTCGAGAAGACCGAGCTTGACAAAAGGATGTCGCAGTGGGACCAGTGGGCTGCCCAGCAGAAGGACATCCTAAAGTCACTCGCAGGCAACCCGTTCGCCATTGAGTCGCATTTCGCTGACATGCGCAAGGTTTACGAGGCGCAGGAGAAGCAGCGGCTCACCTGGCAGAGGACTCAGTTCAATGCAGATCTGGACCGGCGGGCAGCGATTCAGCAGCGAATTGACGACCGCATGGAGCGGATGCGTACCGGCAACTACAAGAAATCCACGGACAAGTTTGACACGGGATTCAGTGCAGTATTCAAAACGGTCGGCGCCTTCTGGGAGGGACTTACCGGCGGCGATAGCGTGATTGATTTTCCAGACTTGGAGGAAACGCTGCCGGAACTGAAGAACCAAACGACAGAGATTCAGAACGTCGCAAAAGCGGTGACCAACATGGCCTCAAACTTTCTCCTTGCGAGTTTCCCATAGGGTAGGCCGAATGGGCATGATCGAAATACACCCGCGAACATTCACGCGAAGCCGAGGTGGCACGCCTACGGCAGAGCGGAAGTTCGTGGAAACGCCAGATGTTACGGTAGAAGAAACGCTGCCAGTATTGGGCGAGGTTCATCCTGAGTTCGCGGCCATGACATGCGTCAGCGTGACGGCCCGCAGCGGCTACCAAGGCGACCCGCAGCAAACCGAATATACGATCCGATACGAGAACGTAGTGCGATGAGCGTCAAAGATCCAAACCCGCTGAACAGGCCAGACGTTTGGTCGCTCTCTGCGAGCGGCACGACCGTGCCAGCGGCGTTTCACTACGTCAGCGGTGCTCAAAAGCAGATCGTCAATTCAGCAGGTGACGCGATCACGGGACTGAAGCGACGACAGGGCGAAATCACGATGACGGTGCGAGGCAACCGCTCAGGCTCGCCCTTTGCACTGGCTACGACGCTGGTGAATCGCACGAACTCTACCGAGTGGGCTGACGGTGCCGAGCGTACTTGGCTTTGCACGAGCATTTCAGCACAACAACAGAGCGAGCTTGTCGGCACTGAGATTGTCGACTACTGGTCTGTTTCGTTCTCGTTTGCCTATCGGCCCGAGACGTGGGCCGTGCAGGCTCCTGACGTGGGGCTGAATCAGTTGGTGACTGTCAACGGCAGCCAGGTCAAAAGACGAATCACGATTGAGGACGCTGACGGCAACGCAGTGCCGACGCCAAAACCTTTGCCGCTCAATAGCGACGGCAGCCTCAAGGGTGCAACAGCAGAGGCCGACTTCCTCACGTTCCGCGTCTATGAGACGGCGGACTTTCTTTCATATTTCGGAGATCCGCCAACGTGAGCACTTACAGCGTCCTACCTGCGACCCTCGATATTGTCGTCATCAAGGGCGACGAATTCGGCATGGATCTGGATTTCGATATCAGCCTGACCTCGTACACCTGGACTGCTGAAGTATTCGCCTCGACGCGAACGGTGAACAGCAACTACCCCGGGGGGCTTTCGACCGAGGGGGCAACAGCGGCCACGTTCACAGTCAACGTCGTCGACGCTGCCAATGGGCAGTTGAACCTTGCACTGGATGAAACAACTACGGCAGGGCTCGACGAGGCGACAGCTTACCGCTGGTTTTTGCGTGGCGTGGCTCCCGGTGCCGTCACTCGAACCTACATATCAGGCAGCTTTACCGTGAGGGCACCGTGAGCATTTCGATCAACGTCACACCAGCCGCATCCGGCGGCACGTTCACTGTGGGCTCTACGAGCTCGCAGAACGTCACGCTTGAGGTGACGGGTGGCATCGGCCCGCCAGGCACAGACGTTGCCCTTGCTGCGGGCACTGGAATCTCTATCGTCACGGCGAACAACACCGCGACAATCAGCAGCACCGTCGAGGCGGCTGCAAACCTTGCAGACTTGGGTGACGTGACGCTTGGCAGTTTGTCGAGCGGCCAAGTCCTTGCCTACAACGGCACGGCGTGGACGGCGGCGGCTGATAATGCTTTGACGCTCTCCACGTCTGCCGGTGCCGATCTCGGCACCGCTGCCATTGGCACCTCGGGCGAGGCGGCCCGCGCCGATCATGTTCACAACCTGCCGACGTTTCAGCAGATCACCAACGGCACCGCAACTGTCACCGGCAACCTGACGCTGAACGCCAGCACGGGCAGTGTGACGCTCAACGGTGGCACCGCAGGCAGTGCCAGCCTGACGCTCAACTGCGAGCAGAACACCCACGGCGTCACGATCCAAAGCCCGCCACATTCCGCAGCGGCGACCTACACGCTGACGCTTCCAACGTCTGACGGTGCGGCCAATCAAGTGCTCCAGACTGACGGCAGCGGCTCGCTCTCGTGGGCCAATCAGTCAGCAGGTGGCGGCGGCATCACCTGGGCGACCGAACCAGCGGCCAGCAACTCAACCGGTACTGCTGGGCAGATCGCCTACGGCAGCGGTTTCTTCTATTTGCACGATGGCACCGAGTGGCGGAGGGCCGCGTTGTCGACGTTTGGCGTGGCAGCAACCTACCGGCTTCGGACAGAAACCGGCGACACGCTGACGACAGAGAGCGGCGACTATTTCGACACCAGCATCCCAGCAACGATCACGATCACGAGCCAGCCGCAGAACGCGACGGCCTCGGGCGGCACGGCTTCATTCTCGGTGACGGCAACGGTCGACGATTCCTCGACGCTGGCCTACCAGTGGCAGGAGTTCACTGGTGCGATCTGGGCAGACGTGACCGGCGGCACGAGCAGTACGCTCTCACTTGGCGGCCTCACGTCTGCCGACAACGGCGACCAGTACCGCGTACAAGTCTCGTCGCCTACAGCGGCAACCGTTACCAGCGACACGGCAGTGCTCACTGTGTCAACGGTGAGCAACTGGACGCAGTACGGCACGGACATTGACGGCGGGGCCGCTGGCAACGACCTCGGGCCTGTCGCACTAAACAGCAATGGCACCGTGATGGTTGTCGGTGAGCCGGGCCATGACGGCGGTGGACTTACCAACAACGGGCTGGTTTCCGTCTATGCCGACAATGGCACCGCCTGGGTGCAACGTGGGCTGAGTTTTGCGGGCTCCTTTTCCTCAACTCCAACTGGGCGGCATGTGTCGATTTCTTCTGACAGCACCGCCATTATCTACACAGAAGATGGGACTGTGAACTATGGGTGGCCTAAACGGGCTGTATGGGATGGCTCGTCGTGGTCATTGAATCCTACGACTAACCTAAAGCCTTACAAGGACGATGGTAGTTCGGTAGTTTACGAGATAGATTGGGAATACGGTGCAATAGCTTTAAGCGGCGACGGTGACAGCGTGGCGGTTCTTGGTCGTGTATATAGTCCAGAACTTTATGTTTACGACGTTAGTGGAGGAACATGGTCGGTGCGTGGCGCTAGCGTCCCGATTACAGTAAACCCCATATCAGTCAATAGCGACTTTAGGCGTTCACTTTCGTTGAACGAAGACGGCAGTGTTGTGGCAGCGGGGGTTGCTTACAACCGTGTCGGATGGAATTTCCCATTCGAGAATGGTTATGTCATAGTTTATGAGTGGACTGGCACTAACTGGGCACAAAGAGGGGCAGACGTTTCTGGGACAACCTATGCTGGTTTTTATTCAAGCCTCGTAGGGTCTGCGTATGATGACCAGTTTGGGCAATCCGTTTCCCTCACCTCCAACGGCAACCGCCTTGCAGTTGGTGCCCCGTATGGTAACGCTGGCGGCACAGATCGCGGCTATGTTCGCGTCTACGACTGGAGTGGCACTTCTTGGTCACAGGTTGGCGGTGATATAACTGGCGTGAATAATTACGACTATGCTGGCTGGTCTGTTGACATTTCCAGCGACGGCAGCCGCGTCGTCGTCGGCTTACGCGGCGCGGATGGCAACGGCAGCAACTCTGGCACTACTCGCATCTACGACTACAACGGCACCACGTGGGTGCAGGTTGGCGGCGACATCGAGGGCGATGCTGCCAACGATTACGCTGGCAGTTTTGTTTCCATTAGTGGAGACGGCGACCGCGTTGCGATCGGGGCACCGGGCAACGACGATGGTGGTGCTGGTGCCGGTCAGGTCAGAGTTTTCGAGGCGACCTAGCATTAGAATGAAAGCAGGAGGAACAGCCGCATGATCGCAGCAGTAGCAGTCAGCACGTCGTCGACCGAAGTGCTCGCAGCACCGACAGGCAAGCCATACCAGTTTGTTTCCATTTCCAACAATGGCAGCGAGGTCGCCTTCCTGAAGGTAGTCAGCGGCGGGGCTGACGTGACGACGACCAACGGCATCCCGCTCGCGGCTGGTGCCTCATTCGTCGTCGACCAGGACGCACAGGCTCGGCTGTTCAAAAGCGGCGTGACTGCCGTGGTGGCGACGGGAACGACGACTCTCGGCGTGCAGGCATTCTGATGGCGGTTGGATTCGTTGGCAAAGGTCTGGGATTCATGGCGGCAGTCGTGCCGCTGGGCGTTGTTACGCCGCAGGCAATCACTGGCAGCGTGTCCGCTGCTGTAACGTACCGGCTTCTCAGCGAAGGCGGCGACACATTGACGACAGAACAGGGCGACCAAGTAAGGAGCGAGCAAAATGGCTGACGTGAAGATTTCCGAGCTGACCGCGAACGCATCACCGGCAGCCGCAGACGTGGCGGCAGTAAGTAACGCAGCGGCAACCGCAACAAACAAGGTGACACTGCAAGCCATCGCAAGGCTTTTTAGTGACCCCAGCGGCGTGACCGGGGCCGATGCGGTAATAAACGTGATGAGTTTGACCCAGGCGGAATATGACGCCATCACTCCCGACGCATCGACGCTTTACGTTATCACCTGAGAAAGGTAACAAATGCCAATCAACCTTGGAAGCGGTGCGATATCGGCGGCTTATGTCGGTAGCAACGCTGTAGCGGCGGCTTACCTTGGTAGTACCAGTGTCTA